TGATATTCTGGCGAATGAATTTGATATTGAGGAGCTGATCGGCAGTGGGGTTGATGATGATACAATCAAGTCGATTGTTGGAGATGATGACAGCGACAATCCATAAGTGTAAAATGGGGGCATTGTGTGCCGATGATCATCAGAGAGGAGTGGAAAAAATGAGCAAGCCAAAAAATCAGTTACGGGCGCAACGAATCACGATAGCGCAAATCGAGAAGGCGTTAAAAGATAATAATGGGGTTGCCACGTTTGCGGCCAAGGCGTTAGGCATAAGTTACTCTACCATGCGCAGGCGGATTAGGGCACACCCCAAGCTGAGGGAGATACAGGAGGGGGAGACCGAGAAGATTCTGGACGTGGCGGAGCATCAGTTGTTTAAGCAGATTGCGCAGGGGAGTATTGCGGCGATTATTTTCTTCCTGAAAACCAAGGGCAAGCACCGTGGGTATATTGAGCGTGGGGAGATTACGGGCAAGGACGGTGCGCCGATTGAGCTGGCTGACATGACTGGTAAGAGCATGGCAGAGTTGCGTGAGATTGCCAAGGAGCTGATTGATGGCGGCACGACAATCGAAATCGAGGGCTGAACGTGCGTTGGTTGAGGTGGCACGGAGGGCGGCACAGGGCAATCTGCTGGCGTTCATGCGTTGGTGCTGGTGGGAGCCGACTCCGTTACAGGTGGGGTTACATACACGGGCGATTGCGAACAGGCTGACGAGGGCAGTGGCTGATTGGCGGGAGGGTAAATCTACTTACTTACTAGTGGCGGTTCCGTTTCGCCACGGCAAGTCGTTGCTGGTGTCAAATGCGCTGCCGGCATGGTTTCTGGGGGTGAATGCTGACAGGCAGCCGTCGGTGATTATGAGTGGGTACGGGGCTGACTTGGTGGCAGATTTCTCACGTAAAACGAAGCGGATTATTGAGGGGGAGAGTTATCGGCACTTATTCCCGACGGTGGAGATTGGCAAGGGCGAGGGGCGGGTGGATAGGTGGGCGATTAATGGGAGTGCAGGGCAGGTGACAGCGGTCGGGCTTGGCGGCGCATTGACGGGGCGAGGCGGGCACTTAATCATCTGTGACGACTATTGCCGCAACCGTGCCGAGGCGGTATCTGCGCTGTATCGTAATACGACATGGGATGCGTTTCGCAACAATCTGATGACGAGGCAAAGCTCTCCGGCTAGTGTTGTGGTGGTGTGTGCAACGCCGTGGCATGTGGATGATGTGCGGGGCAGGATATTGGCCGAGATGAAGGCCGACAGCAACTTTCCGCAGTTTGAAGAATTGACTTTCCCGGCAAGGCGGCCGGGTGAATATGATTATCTGTTCCCGGAATTGCACAGACCAGAGTGGTATGATGCGCAACGGGCGATGCTGGGGAAGCAGGCGGCAGCGTTGCTGGACTGTGCACCGGTAACAGAGGGCGGGGCGAGATTTGCGACGGACAGGATTAAGTATTACGACAGTATGGAGTCATGGCCGCAAAGCAGGGAGCATAGAGGCTGGGACTTGGCAAGCAGCAGCAAGGAGCGTGACAAGGACGACCCTGATTGGACGTGGGGAGTCAGGGGCTTTGTTGTGCGTACACATATCGGGCAGGGGGTGTATGCGCACGACCTGTATATTTCGAGTATGGTGGCAACGAGGGCAGAGGCAACGGAACGCAATGCGCTGATATATGAGACGGCTAAGCAGGACGGGGCTGGAGTGTGGCAACATATTGAGGCGTTTGGGGCATACAAGGATGCCTACACGCAACTGCGTGATGTGTTACAGGGGGCAGTCGTAGTCAAAGCGTCACGGCTACCGGGGGATAAAAGCGCAAAGGCAGCACCGATGGAGCCGTTGTTTGATGGCGGGCGGGTTCACATATATAAGCCTGGGTGTGATAGATACTTGGGGCAGTGGTTGGCTGATTTTAACGCTTTTCCGGCTGGCAAACATGATGATGCGGTTGACGCAACGGCGGTGATGTTTCATGCTACGAGGGGTGGTAATGGCAGCAAGTTCATCATATGATTTTGTCCAAATTGGACAGATTCGCGCCTGTTAATAACCTGTTAATTTGTCCAAAATGGACAAAATCCCGATCCCCTTTTTTGTCCAAATTGGACAAACTTACAGCCGTCGATTTGTCCAAAATGGACAGATTTTGCTAGTCGGATTTTGTCCAAATTGGACAAACTAAAAAAAAAGAGTTGACAAAAATACGGTTGCCGGCATACCGTTATGGGCAGGGGCGAGGTGTGTGAATGAAGATACTGACAAGACAGCACGAGATTTATGCGGCGCGCGTGGAGCAACTGCAGCGTAACACGCTGGCTTTGCGCGGTGGTCAGCCATACATCAATGCGCGGCTATGGAGGGCACCGAATGAGTCTAATTTGAGTTGGACGGGCAACGGTGCGGTGGTCGGGCGCAGGGATAGGGCGGCTCTGGTCAATGATGCTGGGAGGGTGGCGGGGAAAATCGGGCAGTATCTTTTTAAGACTCCGACAAAGCGTGATGGCATTGGCGAGGAATGGGCGAAAAATGTTAATGGGCATGGGCAATCGATTAATCTGTGGTGGATGGATTTATCGGATTATCTGACGGCTGGGCAGTGGGTGTGGGTGAATGTTGACCGGCTGGCACCGCTGATGATTGACGGGGTTGCGAGACAGCGGACGATTGCAGAGCAGAGGCGTGATGGTGACTTTGTGCGCTGGACAATCTGGCCGAGCATATCGGTGCCCGATTGGAGTTATGGGGAAGATGGCAAGCTCAATTGGCTGATAACCGAAAGCATGGACTATGATAACAGCGACCCTTTCACAGAGCCGACTAAACGGCGATTGCGTACGCTGTGGCAGCGTGTGGATGGCAGGGTAGAGATAAGGGTATATGCGGAGAAAGCAGGCACTAGCGGCGGCGCAGAGGTGTTACGTGAAGCGACGCTGGGACTGGCTTATATCCCGTTTGTGCTGGTCGGGAGGCCATCTGCTGAACCGTGGTGGTATGATGATGTTGAGCTGATGCAGGCGCAGGTCATGAATCTGGATAGCTTGCACATTGACAATCTGGTTAAGACGGTATTCCCACAATTAGTGATACCGGCAAGTATGTTGAACGAGCTGGAAACTAAGCTGATTGAGCGTAGTGGGATAAACCATGGCGAGACAATAATGGAGGCGGTGCGCGAGGTGGTGCGTGGGCTTGATCATCCACTTGTCGAGGCGAGCGAGGACAAAGGGACGACAAGATTTTTGCAACCGAGCGGCAGTGAATTAAATGTACTGTCATTGGAGATGGAGCGCAAGCGTCGGCTGTTGTTTGACGTGGCAGGGTTGAGTCTTTTCACTAAAGAGACACGGCAGATACAGACGGCGGAGAGTAAGCAATTTGATCAGCTTGACACGGAGTCGACATTGCAACACCGAGCGGTGATATTACAGGAGGCAGAGCGGCGACTGGTCGAGTTCAGCAAGCTGATCGATCCTAATTTTTCGGAATATGACCCGGTATGGCCGAACAGTTTTGACGTGGTTGATATTGAGGCGGAAGCGTCCACTATCAGCATGATTGCACAGATGCCGAGGCGCACAAACGCCATGGACAAAATGGCGATGCTGGCAAGTGTGCGGGTGCTTGAGTCGATGGGCGGGATTGATCAAGAATTGATTGACGAGGCGCGGCAGGAAATTGAAGAGTATGAGGCACCAAAGTTTGAAGAGTTTTATCCGATGGGTTCGGAGTAATCACCTATACCCGGCAGGGTGTGATATGCCGGAGAAAGCACGGGCGACAAGCCTGAAACAAGGAGCAAACACGAATGAACATCAAGGAACTATTGGCAAAACTGACGAAGGGTGAAACGCTGGCTGATAACGAAAAGACGTTTTTAGCCGAGTATGACCCTGACAGGGAGGCGAACGCAAAAGCGGCAGCGGCACGAAAAGAGGCTGATGCAAAGCTGGCTGAAATCAAGGCGCAGGTCGAGAAGCTGACAGCAGAAAAAGAGGCGCAGGCGAAAGAGGCGCAGGCGAAGCTTGAGGCGAAGATGACCGATGCACAGAAACTGCAAAAGGCGTTTGAAGAACTGTCTGCCAAGGTCGAGGCTTTGGAAAAAGACAAGGCGGCTGCCGAGGCGAAGGCGGCGAAGATGGTGCGCAGTCAGGCGATACGGGAAGCGGCAAAAAGTACTGGGATTAATCTGGCACCCGGGACTGTAAACGAAAAGCTGTTTTTTGGAATGCTTGAAGCACACGTCGGCGACATTGATGTGAATGATGTGGAGGCTCTGAATAGCAGTTTGCAGGAGTTCAAGAAAGATAATGCTGGGATCATTGTTGCTGATGGCGGCGGGTCTGGCATGAAGTTTGGGTCGCCGGGTGGCGGCAAAAAAAGCGGTGATGACTACACGCTAGAAGAGCGGACTGCTGACATGAAAAAACGAGGTTTGATTTGAGAGGTGAGCGATGAATAAGTTTGTAACTCCTACAGCCGTGGCGCGTGATGCTTCGGTTATTTTGGGCAATCTGCTGACGGTCGGTAACTTGGTAAGCCGTGACAAGGAGCAGATTTTTACCGGTGGCAAAGTCGGTGATACAATTAAGGTTTCTGTGTCGCCGGTGTTTGGCGATGCGAATGAGTTTGTGTCGACGACCACAGCAACCAATGTGATTCAGGGCGAAGTCGAGTTGAAGCTTGATAAGCATTTCTACGTGCGGGTCGATTTGACAACGAAACAGAAATCGCTTGAGTTGCCCGACTTCACGGCGGATGTTGTTGCACCGGCGATGCGGTCAATCAGTCAGAGTATAGACAAGTACTTCACCAGCAAGATGCAGGTGTTTCGTGCTAATCTGACTGGCAATGTTGCCAATCGTCCGAGCACGCTGCTACATCTGGCGGCGGCAAACCAGACGCTGAACGATGCTCTTATCAGCAATAGTGGACGTGTGGCATTGGTCGATACCACTGTCGAGGCGAGCTTGTTGCAGTTGAGTGAGTTCAAGAGTGTTGATTTCGGGGCGGACAAACCGGCTGGGTTGCGTGATGCGATACTGCGCCGTGCGTTTGGCTTTGACTTCTATCGTAATGCTCTTCTTGGGGAGTTTGACCGTGGCGATGTGATCGGCACAGTGCAGGCTGATGGCGGGGCGGCGAAAGGTGCGACTACTGTTGCACTCAAGGACTTCACCAACGCTGATGGCGTGATTAAAGCTGGGGCTGTGTTCACGGCGGCTGGTACTGCTACACGCTATGTGGTGGTCAAGGATGCGGTGAAGGCGACCAACAAGGCGACTGTTGAGGTTTATCCTGCACTGACAGCGGCGATTAACAACGCAGATGCCATTACGTTCGAGGCTGCTGGTTATAGCAATCTGGTTTATCACCCGAGTGCGGTTGCAGGTGCGATTGTTGCGCCGGAGGCACTGTGGGGCGGTAATTCTGCTGTCCAGAGTATCAACGGCATATCGGTGCGTGTCAGCATGGACGGGAGCATCAACAGCCTGAGTGATTCTGTGGTGTTTGATGTTATGACCGGTTGCCGTGTAATACAGCCGAATGGCGGCGCGTTGTTCTGTGGTTGAGTTGTTGTGTGCGGGGCGATAGTATCAAACCGCACCAAATTACAAGGAGGTGGGCAATGCGTAAGTTTTTAATTGTGGTCTCTGCGTTGGCTGTCGGGCTGGTGTGGGCACAAGATTTTTACGGGGTCGGTGTTGTTCCTGACCAATCCAAAGCGACTGACTTTGTCGAGCAAAAAGACGACCCGCATCCGGTGATATGGTGCAAGCAGTTGGAGTTGGTCAGCCAACCGGTATCGCTTGAATCTGGCAAAGATGAGGGCGTGGCGGTGAAACTGCTGGACTTCGAGCCGGGCAACAAAACCATCATTGCCGGCAGTGCAAAATTGCGTGCAGTGACTGGTGGGCGTGTCGCTGGTGCTGGTGCGTTCAACTGGGCGATTGGTACTGTAGCCGTTGGGTCGGCAACAAACAACCCTGCGGGTGCGGCAGCCAACATTGCAAGCGGTAAGTTTGTCACAACCGGGAAATTGACAAATGAGGTTGTTGCAGTATCGTCCGGCAGGATGGCTGACAGATTGCAGTTAAGCGGTGGGTCGGTGTACCTGAATGTTGGTGCAACAAACGGACTGTTTGAGGCTGCGGCAACACCGAGGGTGTCCGGCACCGTAAAGCTGTGGTATCTAAAAACTGATTAGGAGGTGAGGCATGATACCGACAATTTATGTATTCAAAGATGGTCGACGGATGCGCATAAATGAGAGCGACTTGCCGCGTTTTCGTGATGAAGGTTGGTCGCAAGCTGATACTGCACAGCCAGCGGTTGAAGAGCAGCCAGCTAAAAAGCGTGGACGGGTGCCGAAGGTAAGTGCCTGATAACGAGCCGCCATTGCTGAAGGGTGATGGCGGCTTTTTGCTATGGAGGGCAAGCAATGATTGATTTTGATGGAGCGCAAATTTACTTTGGCGGTGGCAACCACTACAAGGCGGCTATATGGTCTGGGTTTAGTGCGACGCATAGGCGGGGAGCAATCGCAAGTGCGAGGCGAGTATTGACACGGGCACTGGGGCGTGCGCTTGTGGACGATGAGGAGCCGTATAGAGAGGGTGACAGACTGCGGGACGAATATGCGGTATATGAGCAGGCGTTGTACATGCTGGAAAATGGACAGATAGCAGATGCAACCGGAAATGATCCGGTGCCGGTATTGACGGGGGCGCCGGAGCCAAATGTAATGCGTACGGCTGGGGCTGGGTTATATGCGCCGGAGGCGTTGCGCTGGCTTGGTGTGGCAACGGCGGCAGTCATAAGGGGGTAAGCGGTGAAACTGTCACGCAGGCCACATCCATTGAGACGGTTAAATGTTGAGGTAACTGGTACGCAGTTTGCCATGGCACGGGCGTTGCGTGAGGCGAGGGAGAGAGTGCAGGCTAAAATCGCAGCTATGGCGGCTAGGGCGGCGCAGGATGGCCGCGAGCAGGAGAGGGCATATAGAGAGATAGCAAAAATTATGGGCGATCTGGGGCGTGCCTACGATGGCCATTTGCGAAAGCTGATAAAAAGCGCAAGCAGGGCGGGACATGACGGGGCGCAGGCACAGGTCGGTGAACGGTTGTTGAAATACAACGAGAGGCGAACAGAGAAGTATTTTGCGCTTGTAGCACCGGAAACCAGTAAGTCGCTGGCGGCAGTGATGACTGACAAGATGACCGATAGGATTGTCGAGGCGTTGCGTTGGTCACTGGTTGATGGTGGGAGGCAGGCAGCGGTCGAGGGGCTGACGGCAAATGAAACACAAAAGTTGATTCGTGACAAATGGGACGAGGCCGCTAATGATAATAACCTTTTCCGGTTTATCGACCGTTCTGGGAGACCGTGGGAGAACGCCAGATACTTGCAGATGTTAACTAGAACGACAGCGGCACGGGTGGCTAGAGAGTCGGCACTTGATACGTTTGCAGAAAACGGGATACGGCTGGGGAGAATATCAATCAGCGGTGATCCCGATTGTGATGTATGCCAAGCGTGGGAGGGGCGAATTATCCAGTTGGCGGGGGAGTCGAAAGAGTGGCCGACGTATGATGATGCGATTGAGGCGGGTGTGTTTCACCCGAATTGTGTCCACTATGTCGAGCCGATTGATGAAGATTTAGACGCGAAAGAAATTGAGATACAGCATGGCGTGGGGTTGCCGGATGATTTTGATGATGACGATGAGATGATGATGCAACGTGATGAAATTGATCTGCGGCGGTATATGGAAGATGGGAAAAGCAGGGCAGAGGCAGAGAGGGAGGTTACACGTGATAGGGTTGAGCAGAGCTTGAGGGCTGGGCTGTTCGCGCCGGAAGTGGCAAAGGCTGTGGAGAAATTGACGGATGCCGAATTGGACAAGCTGAAGGGAATCGGAGTGCCGAAGTTTGAAAAAGCAAAGAAAGGTGATACGGTTGGCGAGATGGTAAAAGGTCGGTATATCATGCCGAAAAAACCAACGGAGGCGGCTGTTTTACGACAGCTAAGGGCTATGATTGATGACGGGTAATTTGTCCAAATTGGACAAAATGCGGTTGTCCAAATTGGACAAAAAGGAGGCGATATGAAAATAAATAAAAAAAATGCTTTACAACCACTTTTTTTATGTTATGCTCTTACTCACGGTTTGGCGGTAGTGGTTAATAGGTTAACAATTATTAGTATATAATAAGTAATAAGTAGTAAAGAGAGGGGCAAATGGAGATAGCTGTTACAGGTATGAGTGATGTGGTCGAGCTGATTGAGGCAGGCAACCAGAAAGTAATTAAGGCGGTTGGCGATGGTCTGGCACAAGCCGCGCAACGAGTAAGGTTCAGGGCGGTGAGGTATGCGCCGAGGTCACCGACGCAGGCACAAATAAACAGAAATAGGAAGACAAGGACTGATACCAGATCGAGGCGAAGCCCTATGGCGTTTACCCGTGCGAAGCCGGGAGGGTTGGAGAGGTCGATCAATGCGAGCGTTGACAGGGGTGCGTTGACTGCGCATATCTTTGTTGATGCGAATAGTGAGGCTGGTAAATATGCGGTTTGCATCCACGATTTGAAGGGCAAGAAGTGGTGGAAGCGTGGACTAGGGACTGTGACAAAAGGGAAGCAGGCAGATGATAAGTTTATCGCGCGGGCGGTGAATGATGGGCACCAAGATGTATATGACAAAATTATTGCAGAGGTTAATAAGGTGAGGTTATGAGACAACCGTTAAGTTTTGAGACAAGCTGGAGCGAGGCGGAGCGGGCGATGTTCAAGTTGCTTGTTGCGGTGACGAAGAGCGAAGAAAACCGTGATGCTTTTTTGGGGCGCAACCCGGGAGTGCTTAATGCTTGGCACTTGGAGCCGGCAAATACTCCATACCGTGATATGTTCCATTGTGACGATGTGCCGACTATTGCCATGCAGTATATGGTGAGAGGTGTATTTCTAAAACGTGAACAATGTCTTGAGTTGGCAATGCGGCTGGTGGCTGGGTTGCCGTTCAAAAATCACGAGGACAGCAACATTGCACTGTTGCGTGTTGCCGAACTTGGTAATATCGAGTATGATGCTGTTCAGCCGGCCAACGAAAGTAAGATGGTCGGGTATTGGACGGTAACAATCATGCTTGATTTTGCTTTTGCCACGGGTGGCAAAGGCAACAGCACAGAAGCGATAGGAGGATAAAACAATGGCAGGAACACTGACATATTTCGGCACGTCTAACCTGATTGGCATAGCCGGTGGGTGGTGCGTGCAGACTGGGAGTAATACAGAGTCATGGGACAGAGCCAGTGGGCTGTGTGGAGGTGATGAGGCAGCGGCGCAGAAATACAATAAGCGGGTGAGTGGTACGCTGACGGCGAAAAATTACTCGCCAAGTGGAACGCTGGCAATCCCGACAGTTGGCGATATTATGAACGGGTATCATATCGACAGCGTGGCGGTGGCGTATTCGGAAACTGACTGGCCAGAGTTGACGGTATCATATCACAAGCACCATATAGTGCATTCTGCTTGCCGGACATATACTCCGACAGCAGTCTTGCCTGCTGGGTTTGGTGTGCCGGACGAAATCAAGGATAGCGACACCGCCACGATATTCAAGCTGATTGGTTCAGGTGTCGGGCTGAAGAGCCTCAATTATTCGTTGACCGCTACGCATGTTGACGACACAGCAAAAAATGGCACATGGCTGGGTGGTGATACGCATAACGGAGTCGAGACGTTGGGCGTGGAGTTTGTTGGCAAAGCGGAGTCTGATGATATGACTTTGTCGAAGGACTGGGATGTTACTGAATTGGCAAACGGTGACAGCGGGACTGCTGGGGACACGTCAAGTATCAGCATGACACGTGGCGTGGCGAAAGATGAAGACGGCGGAGGCGGAGGCGGCGATTGATGATTAAAAAACCTGACATACACCCGCTTGCAGAAAAGCACTTGCGTGAACTTCGTGATCGGTGGGGGATTATACTCACCGATGCCGAGGTGTTGTGGATAGTGCAATTATGCGAGCGGGTGATATGTCCGGGCGGCGGTGGCGATCTGGAGTATATCGGGATGCCGGAGAGGGTGGGGCATAGCGATGTCTTTTTGTGGCGGCTGACAATCGGGGCGGCAATATGGCTTGAAGAGTGTGCGTTCAGGTGGTGGAGTGATAGTAACCAGTTAATCAGGGCGAACGCATTTGCGCTGGCACACGCAAGGCGAGGTGATGTATTCCGCGATCTGTATATCAGAGAGACGGCAGAACGGGTTATCAAACAATGGTTCAGGGGGCTGGGATGTACGCACGAGGAGCTGGACGAGGCTATATCGCGCCTATATCCACCGCAGGAGACGCTAGGAGGCGACAGAGATGGCAAGGCAATAGATAACCATGCTTGGAGCTGGGGGGCGATTATAGACGATTTGGAGGCGACTACGGGGATACAGGCTGATCATTGGTTATGGGATCAAGCTGTCGGTGTAACATTGCGGCGGTTGGCGTTAGCGAAACAGGTTGCGGCGGCTGGGGTTGGTGGAGACGTGGACAAAGACACGAACAAAGCGTTGTTTAATTTGGCGCAGGCAAAAAAATCAATTATCGATTCAAGGGGGGCAAAATGAATCGGGTGCTTGAATATATCATCAAGGCGAAAGACGAAACACAGGCGGCGGTCAAAGGTGCTGTTGACCGTGTGAAGGGCATGGCGGCCAGTATCGGCAAAAACCTGATGAACATCAAGGCTGGCTGGGACATGCTAAAGGGCGGGGTGCAGGTCGCTAGTAAAGCGATATGGAGCGCATTGCAGGAGTCGTTCAAGTTTGAGATGCTGCGTACAAAGTTCCAGACGCTGATTGGCGATGTTGACCAGACGAAGGCGCACATGCAAAATCTGAAGGAGCTGGGGGACACGCCGCCGTTTTCACTTGAAGAAATGGCAAAGGCGAGCCAGTCGATGATGGCGTTATCGGGCGGTGCGATTGGTTTCAAGCAATCGCTGGTTATGGTTGGCGATGCGGCGGCAGCGACAGGGAATAGTATCGAGCAAGTTGGTGATGCGGTTGGTCGTGCGTATGCAATCATCAGGGATGGGCAACCATTAAGCAGAGCGACGATGCAGTTGCGCAATATGGGTGTTATTACACCGGCAGTTGCGGCAGAACTTGATGAGATGCAGAGGGCGGGAAAAAGTAATATTGAGATTTGGGAGGCGCTTGAAGACAGTCTAAAAAAATACAATGGTGCGATGGAGGCAACAGAGGCGACAGGGCAGGGACTGGTCGATGCGGTTCAAACGCAGTGGACAAATATCGTGCGTGGGTTTGGTGATGCGTTTGTGGAAACAAGCAAACATGGCTTGGGTGTGCTGCTAGAAAAAATGAAGGAATTACAAGAAGATGGTACGCTGGCGGTATGGGCAAATAAATTGGTGGAGTCGCTGAAGACTGTCAAAAATACGGCAGAACGTACAGGGAAAGCACTGGCGGCAATCTACAAATATAGCGGGTTATCTGATGTGGTTGCCGGGATTAAGGGAGCAGCATCAGCGGTTGGGACATTGGCAGGTGGTGGCAGTTTGAAGGATGCCATGAAAGCGATGGATCAGGCAGGTGCGGGTGGGTTTTACGGTCAAAAGGTGCGCGAGATGTGGGATCCACTTGAGAGTTTGAAGGAGCGTGAAAAAGAGCTAGCGGCAATACAAAAAAAAGATGATGAGATAAGGGAAAAGTATAAGGTTGAACAACAGAAGAAACGGATGGACAGCGAGACGCTAGAAACTGTGAAGCGTGAAAAGTTGGTTGAGGACATGCGCAAGGCTGCCAGCGAAAAAGCAAAAAAAGATTTGATCGCTGCGGCAAAAAAAGCAGAAGAAGAGCGGCACAAGGAAGCGATAAAAAACACACAAAATGAAATCCAGCAATATGCAAAAAATAGAAGTGAGGCGGAAGATAGATTGAGTCGGGCAAGGTCGGCGGTAGAACAGGCGATAGGGTGGTATCGTGACCCGGAAAGCTATAAGAGGTACAAAGAGGGATTGGCATCTGAAGAGATGATGAATCAGCGGCTTGAGCGTGATTTGGCGAATCTTGAAAAGCGGCAAGAGTGGATGTCGTACAAAGAGGCCGAAGGCGATGATGTGTTGATGGCGATTAAACAGGCGAGAGAAGAAGAGGCGAAAGCGCAGGATGCACTGAAGGCAATTGAAGAAAACACGGCAGGCCTGGCGAAGAAACTGGAAGACTTGTTAGCAATAAAGGAGTAGAGTTATGGGATGGGTAGCGAGTGGAACGTATGAGCAGGTGAGTGAAACGCCGAGCGTACAGTTAAGCATTGAGAATCGGACTGTAAACAAGGTGGCGCGGTACTATAATACCAATAATGATAAGTGGTTTAACGTGGGTTATCAGCAAGAAGACAGGCGCACGGTTAAACGTGTAACCATGGTGAAGGTGTACGAGAATCGTGCGCTGACGGAAGCGGCGGCGAAAGCAGAGGTGTCGCAAACGTCAACGCATAACCCGATTACGGACGAGATGACAAGCACTGTGATAGTTGCGAGGGCGGCGAATGATGCAGGTGGGTGGATTGCCGAAAAGACTGAAACGACTGTAACAGTGACATGGGGGGCGTGGACAAAACACAGTGACAATCTTGCAGAGGTGATAGCAGAACGATTTGGTACTGGAGACTAAAAATGAAATTGATAAATCGTGGACGGCCAATCAGCACAATATCAGCGGCGCAGTATAATCGGCTCGTTTATGGGGTCGAGGGGATGACCGGCGGCGAAGGTGTAACAGTCGAAAAAGATAGCAATGGTGCGATAACGGTAAAGGCAGGTGGTGGTGAATACCAGTTACGTGCAATTACTGTTGTGGCGTTTGAGGAAAATGA